CTTTCTCAGGCCCAACGTACTATGCTCCGCGAGCGGTTTAAGCTCGAGAAGGGCCAGATGATTCCCCATTGGATTTTAAGGGGATTTGCTTTAAAGGGGGAACCATTCCTCCAAGAGGTCGACTCCGGTTTAGTTTCCGGAGCGACCTATGGGGACTGGGTAAAACGGCAAGTTAAGCCGGTTCCCCCCACCTCCTCCTCGGAGTACGCCACACTATTTCAACAGTGGACGAACGCCAAGAAGGAGTATAAGGGTATTCCCTTAGTGAAGAATGCTGTGTCTGACAAGGAAAAGTCCTTGTTAGCGACTTGGCAAAGTATCCGCTCTAAATTTGAGCGGTTACAAAAAGCCAGCCCAGACATCAAGCCTTTCTTACCTAAGTTGGGTTACCTTCCCCGTAAGGGGAAATCGAAGGCCGCGAGGTATTCTGCCGTCCCCCCTCCCAATGGGAAGGGGGTTAAGGCAGGCCCCACGCTACCAGTTAAGGTGGAGGGCATCCTTCCCACCCTTTTAAAGGTGTGGAAGGAGGACCTCCTCCCCATTTTAACTGATGTCGCGGGTCTCCTCCGCGCCCTTCGAACCCCGTGAGCGGTCAACGCTGGTCCTCTCCCTTATAGGGGGGGGACCAGCGCCGTTCACGCGGCTCTGGGATATTCCCTCGGAGCTGATAGCCTGCTCATCGAACATTCGTTGGACGGGCTGTCAACTCTTTGTGCAATTCCCAGAGATTTACCCACCCCGCTTGCAAGCGAGGTGGGATGTACTAAGGCGCAACCGCAGCGGTTTCCAGGAGGCTGCGCATGAATTTGCTCGCTTCTGCGGGGGATACCCCCGTGGGTGGCCGGTATCTTACCGGCTCCACAAAGCGGCATTTCATGCAGCTACCTACTATCAAACCATAGCGGATGGCGCACTTCAGTGCAACTTCTTACCTTTCCAAAAGGCGTTCCGAAAGAGGCTGGCATATGCCAGATTTATGTTCTCCACATGGGAGACATTACGTCTTTCTTCGGCCCGGTCAGGGCTCCTCGTAAGTAAGGAGCGCCAACGTAGAATGGTAGAAGATATACTCTGTTTTCCAGAGAAATTCGCGTTTGACCTCAAAGAAGGCTACGCCGCGGTACGTGGGAAAGTCTTCGGGCAACCCAATTCCCAATTTATTGGGAATTGGAAAAGGTTGTCCGACCGTCAGTTGCTATTAATGTCAACTAACGGGAGAGCTCTCCCCGCTCCATTAAGGAGCACCGGGGCGGTTGATGCCTACGTTGAGCGCCAAACACGTCCTCTAGAAACAGACATAACCCGATTCAAAGCGTGGGTAGAAGGTTGGGTCGATGCCCATTTCCCCCGGGAGGTTAAAACCTCCCTCCAGTTAACTGGCCATGGTTGCGTAGAATTTACGCGCTCCCAGGGGGGGATTCCTCGTGCGGTCGCTCAAGTGATTGCTTATCAGCAACACGTCGAACGCATAAGGCCTCCTGACCATAGTTTTGGATCGGATTATGTGTTCCCCCTAGGCACGCACCTGGTACAGCCCCATTTGGCTGGCCAGGCGCTTGCCCGGTGGGAACTTCTCTTGGCGGGGTCGGTCAATATCCTTCGGAAAATGACCTCTATACCCCCAGCCATCCCCGTTTCTGCCCCTGAGAGAGGGCTTAAGGAACGGGTACCCACCAAGTCTATCGTCCCTGTAATGGTTATTGCAGGGATGTTAAGATCCTTGGTGCAACCCCTCTTGGAAGCTGACCCGCGCATTGCGCCGTCAATTACCTCGGGGGATCCGTTAAGGCATCAAATAGATCGCGCCGGGGTTATTTGGCGCAGTCTGGATTTGACTACTGCAACGGATAATCACTCCTTCAACATGACACGGTGCCTTTATGACGCCGTGTTACGGAAATGCCCTAGGCATCTCCAATTTTTGAAGGAGTTTATACCCATAATCATCGGTCCCCGTATTCTCGCGAGGAAAGAAATTCCAATGCCCCCCTTTGGGAGGACACCGGAAGGCCGTATTGGCCCATTCTTCCCTCACGAGCGAGAGCCGGAGTTTTATGGGATAGGCGTGGAGAGGGCCCGGTTCCCTCCCGATGACAAGCCAACCCTTTCGAAACCGAAAGGGGTGCGATTTGTCTCGGGGGGGTACCTGGGAGACACTGACCCGGAGCTTGATGCCCCGGGCAGGCCTTATCTGACTTATTCATTTAAGTCGGAGTCCCCCCCCACCGCCTCAATTATTTGGGAACTCCCCGAGTGGTATTCTTCCTTCATTGGCCCCGTTACACAACGTGGCCCCATGATGGGAGACGCAACCTCCTGGCCTCTGCTTCCCCTTGTGAATATATTCACATGGGAGGCAGCGTCAGGGAGGTTTGCAGACATACGCACTACGGGGGACGACGCAATGGC